CCCATCGCCTCGCCTCGTCGCCCCTCTTACCCGAACTGCACCCCAGCCCAAGCGACGCGCGCTAGAACCCACACTGGCACGCCTATGCGCTGCCATGAATTTCCAGCACTTCAGTCAGCGTAACGACCGTGATACAAAAGGCTCGGAGTCGGTGCTGCGCTCAGTGCGCTGCGCCACTTGCTGCTGCTCAAGCAAGCGAATGATCCGATCCAGCCGTCGCTTGACGCCGAACACCGCGAACGGCAGACAGATCCACAGGATAAGCAAGAAGATGACCCCGGCAACAACTACGGCCTGGATCAGGGTGTTGTCGATGTTCATGTACACGCGCTCCTAGAGTTGGATCTCTGCAACACGTGCCCCAGGGCACTGTTCGTTTTTCGCTGGAGTCCTTACCAGCCTTGCAACAGGCGCTCATCCACTCCGTTGCGTAGATCGTAGGGTGACCAGAGCACGGTGCCTATGATGCGTACCTCGCCGCCGTCATCGGTGGCCAGCGGGAACGGATGATGCTCTGGGTCAGGATTGGTAGAAATGGCCATCCATCGCCCATCCTTCCAGCGCTCCAGGCATTTCACGATCATCTTGCCGCCCCGATTTATGGCATAGACGAAACGCGGCTGCACTTCATCCAGCGATACCGGGTGGACATCCACAAGCATCGGGTTCCGATGGCGGATTACGGGCTCCATGCTAGGGCCATTGCCATAGCAGATGCGCATTCGCTTGATCGGTCGCTTGAATGACTCGAGAAATGAGCGGCGAAGCAGAATCTGGCCGATTTCTGTCTCCTGATAGTTCTCAATGCCGAGCTTGCCCGCCGCTAGGCGCACGTCCAGCTCTGGGATTGGGATGAATTCGTGGTCGTTCGCGGAGTAGCCCGAGTCTTCGACGTGCCCCACATTGACCGCTTGGTTGATGCGCAGGCCCTGGCTATGGCGTTCCATTTGCCGGGTGGTCGTGCCGCCGGGTTCCCAAGGCGCCGGGGTGCCGCCGATACGCATCGGAAACTCGTCCGCCGCAGCATCGATGTCGACCAGGCCGCCGGATCGTGGGCTGGGCGCGGCCTTGCGTTGGGCCGGCGCAACGTCTACGCCCAGCCTTAGCTGCCCGATCGCCAGGGCGATGGCGCCTTCAAGCTGCCCAAGCTGGCCAGGAGTGAGGGCGCGCACGTCTTCCTCAGAAATCGAGGGGAAGGGCCATGGCGCGGGAGAAGGAGCATCTGCCACCGGCGGGCTGGGTTCGTCTGGCGAGAACCAGCCCCTCATCCCGGGCATGCTTTCTATTGCCCGGATGGTCTTTTCTGTGACAGGCCGAATCCCTCCGACCATTTGGCGAACGAAGGCGCCGTCCTTGTAGCCGAGACGGCGTCCAAAGTCGGTCTTGTTCCCTTTTGATACGTGGTCCACGGCGGCCTGCAGACGGACCATCCGGAACTCGTTTAGCTCCACTTCGTTCATGCGCGCGACAGTAGCATGCGCTACGGGTGCATTTGCTACTTGTGAAACGTAGCAAACGCTACTATCATGCCGCCATGGACCTGAACTCATATCTATCTACCCCGGGGGCCATGTCGGTATCGCAACTGCGAGCCCGAATGGTCGAGTTGGGCTACGACGTCAAGAGCGACGCACAGATCCGCCAATGGCGAATTCGCCACAACAGGCGCGTCCCGTCGCCGGAAAACTGTGTCGGTTTGGAGCTCGCCACGGCCAAGCAAATCCGGCGTCAGGATCTGCGTGAAGACTGGCCCCGCGTCTGGCCCGAGCTGGCCACCCAGGCCCAGCAGGAGGTTACTCATGCTTAACGTCCTGCGCCGGGCTTTCGCGCCCAGGCCTATTCGAATCGAGGCTCGGCCCGTCCACGCCGGAGACGATCTCATCCTGTCCGTCCGAGACTGGCCGGCATCTCAGGACATGGTTGGCTTCCTGAACGCAACGCAGCAGCAATTCCCCGGCGTTCGTATTCACTTGCTGGCCGGTTTTGACTCGGTCCAGGTATCCGGGGAGCAGCGCTGCGCCTATGGCAAAGCCACCGCCAAGGAATGCCAGCCAAAGTTGGCCATTCAGCAGTACTGCGATGAGGCGATTTCGCGCGGGGCGAAGCCTGGTCCACAGGGAAATGTTGTTTTGCTCACCTGGGCATCCGCGGGTCGGGTCGTAGTCGTATCTGTCCCGCCACAGGTAAAGGGCGATGCGGTCGAAAAGTTTCAAGCGCGTTCCCCCGGCGTAGATCAGGAAGGTGTAGGAGCCTCCGAGTCTACGTTCGGCGGGGACGCCCTGTGGCCGGCCAACGGTGGCGACGTTTTCCACTTCGCAGCTCGGCAGTGGCTTGCGTTGAAGCGGCCCGATTTGCTGGCTCCGGATCGATACAAGCAGCGCGTTCGTTGCTTGGCAAAGAAGCTCCGCAAGGCTGCCAATGCCTACCTTGATCGGAGACACCATCCCGGCACGTCCCACCCCGTGCCGGCCCAGCAGGAGGTGGCTTGAGATGGATGGCGAAGCCGCTACCCGATTCTGGACATCAAATCGCTCAGCATGGCGCGCACGTTGTGCAGCCCGGTCAGCGATGAATCCGAATACGGATCGGCGTCGCCGAGCATCGCTGCCTCGAGTGGCTCGAACATTGCTTCTGCTCGGGCCTCTAGGTGTAGCCGTTGTTCTTCTGGCAGTTGCCGGACGAGGGCGCCGATGATTGCCACCAAGCCCGCGATATTCCCTTCGGCAACTGCCAGCCGGTGCCGCAGTTCCTGCTCCTCCATGCCCAGCTCCTTTCCTGCAAACGGCTTGTGTGAGAGCAGCCAGTTTAAGGGGAAGGGGCAAGGCGCCCAACGCCTTCGCCAAGGCGATTGGCGGCGCGTCTTGGCGGCGCTGGCTGAGCAGCAGGAGGCGGCGTGAATCTGTCCATCCTTCCCCTAGAGCGACCGTCAGGTCTTGTGGAGTATGTGCGCGAGCTACTGGCGCGCTGCGAATCGGGCGAAGTGATCGCGGTGAGCGTGGTGGCCGAGCAACGCGGCGGCACCTATTCGCTGGAAGGTAGCGCGACTCCCAGCCGTACGCAGACGGCTGGGATGCTGCTGGACTGCGCAATCGCGAGGCTTGCTCGCGATGACTAATTACTTCTTCTTGTTCGGCCGCTGCGTCAGTGCAGACCCTGCAGCCGTCTTTGCCGCCTTGGAAGATTTCGGATTCCGCAAGACTTTCGCGGCTGCCGATGCTGCAGCTTTGGACGTCTGCTCGTTCGATTGCTTCTTCGCTGTAGCCATGAAAACCCCTCCTGTGGGGAAAGTTGGTTGTGGTTGGTCGCCACGCCCGGGCAATTCGGGCAATGCCGATCGTAGCCGCGGACAGGGGTTCTCGCCAGTTTCGGGCCGTCATGGCTCAGTGCACCGTCGCGCCGGCGGCGTCGGAGCCTTCCCAGGCTCGGCGGTCGCGCTCTGCGCGCAGCTCGTCGAACAGGTCCATCACCGTCTTTTCCGACGGGTCATCGAAGGCACGCCTGGCTATCTCCTGGGCGGCAGCAAGCAGCTTTTCCGTATCTGTCATTTCACTTTTCCGTATTGCCCCGAGGGGTAACGACATGAGCACCCAACCAGTATCAGCCGACAAGCTGGAAAGCACCCGCAAGAACGGTGCACGGATTCAGGCCGAGGTCTTGCGGCGTCTTGCAGACGTGACGCAGGAGCGTGCAGCCGATTGCATGGGCTTGGACGCCAGCACGTTGAGCCGCTTCAAGGACAGCCTGGACCGGTTCTGTCAGCTGCTGGCGGCGCTCGACATGCAGATTGCTCCGACGGACTCCGTCGTGGTGAGCCGTGACGACCTGCAGGCCCTCAAGCGCATGGCGTTCAAGTACCTGCAGGCCGAGATCGAGTCGGAGGAGCGCGGCTGATGCGCCAGCGCATGCTCAACCCCAAATCGTTCCTCCTGATCGGAGCGAGCCAGCAGGAGGCCGCGGCGCGTTTCCTGGCCAACCTGCCCCTCGATGCTGACGAACCTCTCGAGGTCGTCGTGCGTGAGCGCCAGAAGCCGCGCCGCATGAGCCAGAACGCCCTGATGTGGGCCGGGCCGCTGCGCGACATCTCCGAGCAGGCGTGGGTGCAGGGCCAGCGCTTCGCCGCCGAGGTCTGGCACGAACAGTTCAAGCGGGACTATCTGCCCGAGGAATTCGACCCCGAGCTGTGTCTCGAGGGCTACCGGAAGTGGGATTTCACCCCGCGCGGTGACCGCGTGCTGGTGGGCAGCACGACCATGCTGACGCGCCGGGGCATGACCCAGTACCTGCAGATGGTCGAAGCCGCCGGCGCGGCGCTTGGCGTCCAGTTTGGCGCCAGGGAAGGGCAGTAATGCTGCGCCGTACACCTCTCCAGCGCAAGACGCCCATGTCGAGGTTGTCGACACCTATGTCGAGGTCGGTCATCAAGCGCCGCGCCCCGAAGAAACGCCCGGGCTATCACGACCCCAAGTACTTGGCCGCTTGCCGCGGCGAGCGCTGCTACCAGCAATTCGCCGGGTGCTGCAGCTACAAGGGCGACCCAACGGTCGTGCCGGCGCACCAGAACCAGGGGAAGGGCACCGGCCTGAAGGTGCCTGACCGTTTCACCGTTCCCGCCTGCTACCACTGCCACACGCTGTACGACCAGAGCGGCCTTGACCGCGAGCACAAGCGTGCCACCTGGGACTGGGGCTACACGCGGTGGGAACCCGTTTGCGCTGCGAAGTTGACCGCGAACGACGACAAGATGAAGGAGGCCGCGTAATGGCCAATGACTGGATCAAGATGCGGACGGATCTCTACAGGGATCCAAGAATTTGCGTGATGGCCGATATCTTGATGAACGAAGACGGCGAACTCGCGCGTTACGTGAATCAACATTGCCAGCGTCACATGAGCGTCACGCGTAACGTTATGCGTAACGTAACGGTAGGAGCGCTGGTTTCGGTATGGGGTGTCATGCGGCTGCGTGGCAAGGCCGAAGGCACCGATCTTGTATGTCGCGCCGTTACCACAAGCGTGCTGGACGACATTGCCGATCTGCCTGGAATGGGCGCTGCAATGGAGGCCGTTGGCTGGGTCGTCAGCACTGCGGAAGGCCTTGTATTTCCGAGGTTTTTTGAGGATCACAACGTTGATCCGGACGCGTCTCCCAAGTCGAAATCAGCCGCTCGACAGCAGCGTTATCGCGAGCGTCAGAAGCTAGAAAGTGACGTCACGCGTAACGTCACGCGTAACGTAACGCGTGACGCAAAAGTGACGCCTAGAGAAGAGAAGAGTAGAGAAGAAAAAGATAACCCCCAAAGCCCCCTGCCGGGGGCCGAGGGCTGGAGGCTGCCGGACTGGATCCCTGCTGACCCCTGGCGACAGTTCGAGGAAATGCGGCGGAAGAAGAAAAAGCCCATGACCGACGCAGCCCGTAAGCTGGCCGTGACAAAGCTGGACACGCTGCGAGCTGCTGGCCACGACGTGGCGACGATGATGGACCAGTCGATCCTCCATGCCTGGGACACGTTCTACCCGCCGAAGGCAGACGCGGCGTTGCAGGGTGCCCTGGGGAGCGACCAGCCATGGACGGGGGCAGTGTGATAGGACACCAGAGCCTCATCGCTGCCCGCATGGGTGGCTACCGGCCCACCGACGTCTGGCTGACCTGCCTGACTGCCGAACAGCCCTGCGGGCGCTTCACGCACCCCGAAGCCCAGCTCGGGCAGATGACGAACGGGCGGTGGGTAGGGTTCCCAGACATCCACATCCACGATGACGAGAACGCCGCGGCGCTGGACCTGCGCGTCGTGGTCGGCTTGGTCGTCCACATCGTTGCGCCGTCACGCTCCAGGGCAATGCAGCTGCTGCGCCGCGTCCGCGACTTCTCGCCCGCTAAGGCGATCGCATCGGGCGAGTGGGGGATCCTGCTGTGGGATCCGGCCGCCGGCCTACAGGAGCTTCGGGTATGAGCCAGATCATCAGTTCCAACGACGTCGACTTCCAGGCCTACATGGCCGAGGCCGAGCCGCAGGCCAAGGTGCTGGCCGCCGAGGCGTGGCGCGACGACCTGGTCCGCACCGTTGAGCACGGGGATCAGATCACGGGCGCCAAGCTGCCGTGGTCCAAGACGCACGACTTGCTGCGCTTCCGGTCGGGCGAGGTGACGCTGTGGCAGGGCATCAACGGCCACGGCAAGAGCGAGCTGCTGGGCCAGGCCTGCATAGGCTTTGCGAACCAGGGCGAGCGGGTGTGCATCGCCTCGTTCGAAATGAAGCCCCAGGCCACCCTGAAGCGCATGCTGCGTCAAACGGCGATGAACGCCCGGCCTGGCGTGCAGGCCGTCGACCGCCTCATCGACTGGTCGCGGGACCGGCTGTGGCTGTACGACCAGCAGGGCACCGTGACGCCGGCCATGCTGTACGCCGTGATCCGGTACTGCGCTGACCGCCTGAAGGTCCGTCACATGGTGATCGACAGCTTGATGAAGTGCGTGCGGGGCGAGGATGACTACAACGGCCAGAAGGACTTCGTGGACATGCTCTGCACGCTGGCGCGCGACCTGCGGATGCACATACACCTGGTCCACCACGCCAAGAAGGGCGAGAACGAGGACCAGGTTCCGGGGAAGTTCTCGGCCAAGGGCTCGGGGGCCATCGTAGACCAGGTCGACCAGATGCTGACCGTCTGGCGGAACAAGAAAAAGGAGCGGATCGCCGAAGCCGAGCTGCGCAAGGACGGCGAGCTTTCTGCCGACACGCACGACGCCCCTGATACGTTGCTGATCTGCGACAAGAACCGGCACGGCGAATGGGAAGGGCGGATCCAGCTCTGGCGCCACGCCGACAGCCTGCAATTCACCGGCGACAAGCGTCGCCAGCCCCTGGACATGATCGGGAGCCTTGCATGACCCTACCGAACCTCACCCCACAATCCGCCGACATGGCGCTGGATCCGATGGCTGGCACGCTGGCCAGGACGGCGATGCAATGCGCTGCCCGCGGCTGCGACGGGTACCTGGTGTGCAGGCCGGCCGCCGCCGCGCAGGTGGTGCAGGAGCGCCCCAAAACTGGAGCCGCCCCGGACAACTTCGCGCGCGCGCAGTCGCTCCAGATGTTCGAGCCAGCCAGGCGGGTTTACCAGGGCAGGGCGCCGACGGTGAACGTCAACATCCTGGCCCTGGACCTGGGCACGAAGCTGGGCTGGGCGGTGCGCGGGCGCGACGGCCGAATCTCCCACGGCACCGAGGTGTTCACGCCGCGCGCCAGCTGGTCGCCCGGCCAGCGCTGGCTGCGCGCCCGTTCTTTCCTGGTCGAGGTGATCACCCAGCGCCAGGTTCACGCCATCGCCTACGAGGATGTGAAGCGGCACACCGGCACGGACGCGGCGCATGCCTACGGCGCCTTCCTGTGCATCGTGGAAATGCTCGCCGACAGCCATCGCCTGCGCCTGTTGCCTGTGGGTGTGGGCACGATCAAGAAGCATTGGACGGGGAAGGGCAACGCCGACAAGGCCGACATGATCGCTGAGGCGAAGGCCCGCGGATTCCGTCCCGAGACCGACAACGACGCCGACGCCCTGGCCATTCTGAGCTGGGCGGTAGCGCAGGAGCGTGCAGCATGACGTGGGCCCGCCGGTTCGAGCGCGGCGACCCGCTCAAGGTGCTAGAGCGCCGCCAAGAGCCGCCGCCGTTGCGCAGTTGCGCTGGCTGCGCGCATATCCGCTTGGTCAAGAGCGAATTCGACGGGCGCCGCATTCTGGCTTGCGGTCATGGCATGCAGGTAGGCCAGCGGTGCCGACTTTTCGAGGAACGAGGTCGATGAAGACGCCCAAGCTGCTGCTGGATCGCCTGCCATCAGACTTCCATGCCCGCCTCGAGAACTGGGGCGAAGTCATGCGTAGCCGGCCGCATTACGCTGTCTCGCCTACCTACGAGGTGTGCCGCAGGCTTGCGAAGCGGGCAGGACAGGGCGCATGGGGAGGCGAGGAAGATATGCGCGAGCTCGACGAGAGCGACGCAGGTCTCATCGAGGCTGCCTGGCGCAACTCGGTCTACCGCATGCTGCATCAGCACCGCGACATCCTGCGGGCCCACTACGTGACGCGCTCGTACTGGCGGGCAACATGTCGCGCGCTGGACCTTCGATCGCGCGAATACGACGACGTGCTGGTGCGGGCGGTCAGCAACTTCGAGGATTTTGTTGCACGCTACGCCGTTGTTATGCATAATCCAGCCCAAGACAGACCGACTACCGTCTAAGGACGTGACCCGATGCCCATGGCGGGCGCTGTGCGTCCGTCAGAAACGAAGCCCCGAGCCGATGGCCGGGGCTTTTGCTTTGCGGGCTCGGGACTGTCAAGAATCACCGCCCCAGGACACCGCCTAGCCAGACGGGCGCCCGCGCGGGATATCAAAGCGCGCGGGGCTTTCTCCCCGGCCTCGTCGCTGGATCTGGTAGACGAGAACCGCACACGCCCAGCTCGCTCCGTTGGCGGGTAAGTCGGATGGGCGCATCCTGAATCACTTTCAACGCGGAATCGATGCCTGCGGCGTCGCTCCCAGAGGGACCGCGAGCTTATGGCACGACCGAAGAAAGAACTGCCCGATCTAGGGCAGATAGAGGCGCTGGCCTCTAAGGGCTTGAACGAAGAGCAGATTGCGTCCGCGCTGGGAATTTCCTACAGCACTCTACGCCGCCACAAGGCGAGCAATGAACAGCTCCAGGCGGCCCTTAAAAAAGGGAAGGCGCTCGGCATCGCGGATGTGTCGTCTGCGCTGTATGACGCGGCAGTGGGCGGAAACGTCACCGCAATGATCTTCTATCTGAAGAATCGGTCGCCGGATAGCTGGCGGGACAAGCCGGACTCCACGAACGACGACAACGCGCCGCCGCCGGTGAAGGTCGTGATCGAGGTCAAGGACGCGAGCGTCCCCGATGCCGAGCCTTAATCAGCCCCAGGCTCGGTTCCTGGCGCTGCCGCACAAGTTCCGCGCGTTCGTCGCCGGCTTCGGCAGCGGCAAGACCTGGGTAGGTGGCGCCGGACTGTGTCGCCACGCCTGGGAGTTTCCCCGGGTCAACTCTGGCTACTTCGCGCCGACCTACGGACAGATCCGGGACATCTTCTACCCGACGATCGAGGAGGTGGCCCACGACTGGGGGCTGGCAGCCAAGATCAACGAGTCGAACAAGGAGGTGCACCTGTTCGCTGGCCGCAAGTACCGCGGCACGGTGATCTGCCGGTCGATGGAGAAGCCGGGCGACATCGTGGGCTTCAAGATCGGCAAGGGGCTGATCGACGAGCTAGACGTCATGAAGACGGACAAGGCCGCGCTGGCCTGGCGAAAGATCATTGCTCGCCTGCGCCACACCGCGCCCGGCCTGATCAACGGCGTGGACGTCACGACGACGCCCGAGGGGTTCAAGTTCGTCTACCAGCAGTTCGTCAAGCAGGTGCGCGAGCGGCCCGATCTGGTTGCCTTGTACGGCTTGGTGCAAGCCAGCACCTACGAGAACGGTAAGAACCTGCCGGAAGACTACATCCCGTCGCTGCGGGCGAGCTATCCGCCGCAGCTGATCGCGGCGTATTTGCGTGGCCAGTTCACCAACCTGACCAGCGGTAGCGTGTACCCCAACTTTGACCGGCGCCTGCACCACACGGACGCCGCCGAGGAGCCGCACGAAGAGCTGCACATCGGCATGGACTTCAACGTGCTGAACATGACGGCGACGGTCAACGTGATCCGGGCCGGCTTGCCGCTGACGGTGGGAGAGTTGACGAAGGTGCGCGACACGCCGGAAATGGCCCGCATGCTCAAGGAGCGCTTCAAGGACAAGGGCCACGGCGTCACGATCTACCCCGACGCCAGCGGCGGGAATACCAGCAGCAAAAACGCCAGTGAGTCGGATTTGAGCATCCTGCGCAAGGCGGGGTTCACCGTTCGGGTGAACAGCCGAAACCCGGCCGTGAAGGACCGAATCAACGCCGTGAACGGCATGCTGCTCAACGACGAAGGCGCCCGGCGCTGGCTGGTCAATACCGACCGGTGCCCGACGCTGACCGAGGCGCTGGAGCAGCAGGCCTACGACAAGAACGGGGAGCCGGACAAGTCGACGGGGCACGACCACCCGAACGACGCCCAGGGCTACTTCCTGGTGCACCGATACCCGATCACGCCCACCGGCATGAGCCGCATCAAACTCACAGGAACCTGATCATGCCCGTCGACAGCAAACACCCTCTCTGGACGGCCAGCCAGCCGCGATGGGAGCGCTGCCGAACCGCGCTGCAGGGCCAGGACGCCGTGCATGCGGCCGGCACCAAGTACCTGCCCAAGCTGGCAGGGCAGGAGCAGGAGGAGTACGACGCCTACAAGGGCCGCGCGCTGTTCTACGGCGCCACCGCCCGCACCGAGGAAGCGCTGATCGGCATGGTGTTCCGCAAGGAGCCCACCGTGACGCTGCCGGCGGCGCTGCAGCCGATGATCGAGGACGCCGACCTAGCGGGCACGCCGGTAGACACGTTCATCGAGAACGTGGTGAAGGAGGTGATCGACGTCACCCGCGTGGGCGTGCTGGTGGATTACCCGGTGGCCAGCGGCGAGTTCATGACCGTGGGCCAGGCCCAGGCGGTCGGCCTGCGGCCCTACCTGGCCACCTACAAGGCCGAGGCCATCATCAACTGGCGCACGGCCCGGGTGAGCGGCGTGAACCAGCTGGTGCTGGTGGTGTTGGCCGAGACCTACACCGAGCAGAAGGACGAGTTCACCGCCGAGGAGAAGACGCAGTACCGGGTGCTCGACCTGGCGGACGGTGCCTATCGTGTGCGCATCTACCGCACCGACCTGAACACGCCGGCATTCGAGTACACGCCGATGATGAACGGCAAGCGGCTGCCTTACATCCCTTTCGTCCTGATAGGGCGCAACGGTGAAGCGATCGATCCGCAGAAGCCGGTGCTGCTGGACCTGGTCGACGTAAACCTGTCGCACTACCGAGGCACCGCAGACTACGAGCACGCGCTGCACTTCACGGCGCTGCCCACGGCGGTGGTAACCGGGCATGAGTTGGAGGCTGGCCAGTCCCTGAAGATCGGCTCTTCCGAGGCTTGGGTATTCGCCGAGCACGATGCTGACGCTAAGTACCTGGAGTTCTCCGGCCAGGGCCTGGACAGCATCAAGGTCAGCCTGGAGCGGAAAGAGGGCATGATGGCCACCCTGGGCGCCCGCATTCTGGCACCGGAGAAGCGCGACGCCGAGGCGGCCGAGACGGCCAAGATCCACCGAGCCGGCGAGAACAGCGTGCTGGGCGGCATCGCCCTGGGCGTGGGCCGGTCGCTGGCCAAGGCCTTCCGCTGGGCCGCCGAGTGGGCAGGCGCCGGCTCGGGCACCGTCGAGGTGAAGCTGAACACCGAGTTCTTCCCGGCCGGCCTGACCGCCCAGGACCTGACTGCGCTGGTGGGCGCGCTGCAGGCCGCGGCGATCAGCCCAGAGACTTTCTACGACAACATGCGTCGCGGCGGCATCATCGACGACGGGGTGACATTCGAGGAAGAGCAAGCCCGCATCGATGCTGTCGGCCCGGCGCTGGGCACGCTGGGAGGTCAGGATGGCCAGCCTGCAAACAGAGCTGTATGACGCCACCGTCCGGCACTCCATCGACCTGGTGCGTTACAGCAACGGGGTGGTGCGTCGGATTATTGCCTTGCTAAACCGCGTCGACATCGACCTGGCCGAGCAGGTGGCCCGGGCCATGGAACGTCTGCCGGCCAGCGCCTTTACGGTGGCGCGCTTGGATGCGGTGCTGAAGGACGTCCGTAACCTGAACGCCGAGGCATACCGGCAGGTGCGCGGCGAGTTGGAGAAGGATCTGCGTGACCTAGCTGGCTACGAGGTCGGCTACCAGAGCCAGCTATTCGAATCGCTGGGCATCGAGTTCACCACGCGCGGTGTCACGGCCGGGCAGGTCTATGCCGGCGCTATGGCTCAACCATTCCAGGGGCGCCTGTTGCGGGAATGGATGGCCGGTCTCGAGTCAGGGCGCGCCAGCCGAATCCGCGATGCCGTGCGCATGGGCTATGTGGAGGGACAGACCATTCAGCAGGTGGTGCAGCGCGTGCGCGGCACTCGGGCGAAGGGCTATGCTGACGGTCTGCTGGAGATCGACCGACGCAACGCCGAAGCCGTGGTGCGCACTGCAATCAGCCACACGGCCGGCCTTGCCCGAGATCGCTGGTACGAGGCCAACGACGACATCATCGGCGCGCTGGTCTGGGTCAGTACGCTGGACTCGCGCACCAGCCAGATGTGCCGGCTGCGCGATGGCCTGCAGTACACGACTGATCACAAACCGATCGGCCACCGAGTCCCTTGGGGCGCTGGCCCTGGCAAGCTACATTGGTGTTGCCGCAGCGGCTCAGTGCCGATCCTGAAGGGGATGGAAGATGACCCGCTCATCGGCACCAGAGCGGCGAAGGACTACCGAGACAGCGCGCGCGGCAAGGGCGAGCAAGTGCGGGCGACAACGACCTATGCGGAGTGGCTCCGCAGGCAGCCCGCCGCGATCCAGGACGATATCCTGGGTCCGACCCGCGGCGCGCTGTTCCGCAAGGGGGGGGTTGAGCTGGAAAGTTTCTACAACGACCGAGGCGTATATCTCACGCTGGCCGAGCTGAGGCGTAAGGATGCTGCCGCGTTTGCCCGGGCCGGCGTAAAATAGTGTGCATGCCTCTCCACCTCGTACCCGACGCTCCCAAGCCGGCGGAAACGGAGAAGGACCGTATCCGGAAGCGGATCAAGGCCCTGCCGAAGCCGAAAGACATGATCCAGTGTCACCGCTGTGGTGCACGCGAGGTCATTGAGACCCGCATTGGCGTGTTCGAGTCTGGCCGCTCGTGGTCGGGCGGAACGAAGGTACTGCTGTGCGCGCTGTGTTTCGTGCGCGGTGAGCGCGTCGTTTTGAAATGATCTGAGCCATTCCCGTCCGGCCCGCCACTGCGCGGGCCTTTTTTCTTTCTTAGCCCTGCCGACTGTGTCGGCGGGGCTTTTGTATTTGGGGCTGTGCCCTGCAACCGTCCAGAGGACAACACCATGCCGCTTGACCGTAACGACCCCGAAGTCAAAGCCTTGATCGAAGAGGTGACTGCCGAGGCTACCGAGGCGCTGAGCGCCAAGAACAAGGAGCTGATCGCCGAGCTGCGCACGGCGAAGGCGAAAGCCAAGGGCTCCGAGATCGACCCCGAAGAGCACGCCCGGCTCCAGACCCAAGTCGAGGAGCTGACCGGCAAGCTGGAGAAGGCGACCAAGGACAGCGCCCGCCAGATCGAAAAGCTGACCAAGGACCTGACCGAAAAGGAGGGCGCCTTGACCCAGCACCTGATCGATGGCGGCTTGTCGACCGCGCTGGCCAAGGCCGGCGTGGCGCCGCACTTCATGGACGCCGTCAAAGCAATGCTGCGCAGCCAAACGTCTATCAAGGACGGTGCAGCGGTAATCGGTGACAAGCTACTGGACGACCACGTCATGGAATGGGCGAGCACCGATCAGGGCAAGCACTTCATTACTGCACCCGCGAATACCGGCGGTGGCGGCCAGGGCGGAAACGGTGGCGGTAAGTGCACGGGCAACATGGGCGGCTCGCGCGAGGATCGCGTGGCAGCCCTGAAGGCCAAATTCCCCGAGCTTTCGGGCTGATACCGCACAACGATAGAGGAGAATTCATGTCTATCTCGCAGATGCAGGTTTTTAACAAGTACTTCATGCCCGCGATCATCGAGACGCTGGGGCAGCAGATCCAGAAGTTCAATGCTGCCTCGCGCGGCGCGATCATGCTGACCACGGCCGGCTTCGAAGGCGACTTCCTCCAGGAATCGTTCTACCAAGCCATCCACGGCGCCCGTCGTCGTGTCGATCGCTATGCTGCCAATGGCAGCGCCTCGCCCACCGATCTGACCCAGCTGAAGCACAGCTCGGTGAAGGTCGCGGGCGGCTTCGGCCCGATCCGCTACGAGCCGTCGCAAATGACATGGCTGGAGAAGCCTACGGCGGAGGGCATCGAGGTGGCTTCGCGCCACTTCGCCGAGGCGCTCTTGCAGGACCAGCTGAATACCGCCATTGCCGCGCTAGTGGCCGCCATCAGTAATCAGGCTTTGGCAACGGTCAACGTTTCGGCCAAGACCGGACTGAACTACTCGGTGCTGAACGACGCTCATGCCAAGTTCGGCGATAGCTCCGGTCTGATCGTCGCCAACGTGATGAGCGGCCAGGTCTACCACAAGTTGATCGGCCAGAATCTTGTCAACGCTCAGCAACTGTTCGAGTACGGTGCGGTCACTGTTGTGGACATCCTGGGCAAGACTGTGGTGGTAACTGACGCGCCGGCGCTCTATGCCACGGGCACGCCCAACCTGCAGAAGGTGCTGGGTCTGGTGGCCGGCGCTGCAACAGTGTCTGATGGCGGCGATCTGATCACCAACATCGAAACCTCGAACGGCAAGGAGCGCATCGAAACCACCTTCCAGGCGGACTACACATTTGGTCTGGGCCTCAAGGGCTACACGTGGGACGAGGCCACCGGCGGCAAGTCGCCGACCGACGCCGAGTTGGCCACGGGCACCAACTGGGACAAAGTGGCTACCGATATCAAGCACACCGCCGGCGTTATCGCCATCGGTGACGCTTCCAAGTAAGGGGACACCATGAAAGCAAAGCTGCCCATCTGGTACCTGCCGGGCCCGTTCTACCGCTACGAGCAGGACGTCAAGGCCGAGGCCGCCAAGGCAGGCGTGCGCATCGTCGATGCCAACGCCACCGAGGACCGCAAGGGGGCCGCCAAGGACGTGCCGAAGGTCACCCTGAAGCCGGAGTACCGGCCGAAGGGCAAGGCCGAGGCCGCCAAGGAGAAGGAACTCGAGCCGACGCCCAAGGACCCGGTCAAGGATCCGGCCAAGGCCTGACCGCCGTTTGACGGTCGCCCCTGCTCACGCGGGGGCTTCCGTCAGCCTGTGGAGATACCTCAATGCCCCTGATCGTCGAAGACGGAACCGGCCTGGCGAACGCGGACAGCTACGTGAGCGTGGCGGACTGCCAGGCCTATGCAGCCGACCATGGCCTGGCCTTCGCCGGCGAGGCTGCGGCACTGGAAGCCGCGCTGCGCAACGCCACGCTGTACCTGGATGGCGAATACACCTACCGCGGCGAGCGCGCCACCGACATCCAGGCGCTGGAATGGCCGCGCACGGTCGCCACCGGCGTGCCGCGCGAGGTCGTGAACGCCTGCTGCGAACTGGCGGCGCGTGCGCTGAAGAGCCCGCTGTGGCAGGACGTCAGCGGCACCACGGTGGGCGCCGCTATCGAGAAGACCGTCGGCCCGATCACGACGAAGTACGCCAACGCCGCCGGCGCGCGCAACGACGGCCAGACGCGCTATGCGGGCGTGACGGCCATGCTGCGCCGCTGGCTGTCGTCCTACGGCTCGTCGGTCAAGCTGGTGAGGTGCTGAGATGCACAAGTTCCTGCGATTGGTTGTACCTGACCCCAGTGGCGACCCGGGATTGCAGGAGTGCCGCGGCGTGCAGCTTTACACGGCGGACGGTATGCCCATTGCCGGCCTGGTGGCGGTGACGCTCGAGAGCAGCACGGATAGGCCGATCTGGCGCGCCACTCTGGTCATGGACATCAACGTTTCAGGGAAACCCGCCTGATGGCCACCTTCGACTATGCCGATATGGCCGCTACCGCCCAAGAATTGCTGGAGGAGTTCGGCGGCCCGGTGACTGTGCGCCAGATAGTGACGGGCGAGTATGACCCGGATCTTGGTCAGGCGTCCACCACCACGGTGGACAACGACGGCATTGGCGCGCTGTTCGACTACACCGCGCAGGCCGCGGGCCTGGCCAACATGGCCGGCTCCGTCATCGAGACCGGCGACAAGCAGCTGTACCTGGCGCCGGAGCTTGCTGAGGGTGGCGCGATGCCCGAACCGAAGCCGGACGACCTGGTGCTGGCGCTGAGTGCCACCTGGCGCGTGGTGAAGGTCAAGACGCTGGCACCAGCCGGCCTGGTGCTGCTGTACGAACTGCAGTTGAGGACGGCATGAGCTTCACCGCCGACCTCGGCAAGTTCGTCGAGCGTGCCAAGGGCAACGTCGACATCGCTACGCGCCAGGCCACGGTGCTGCTCGCCGAGGGCGTGATTCTGAAGTCGCCGGTAGACAAAGGGCGGTTTCGGGCCAATTGGCAATTCTCGGCGTCTGGCATTCAGCGCGCCACGTCGCTCGCTGTTGATCGTGGTGGCCAGGTCACGCTGAACCGCCTGGTGGCAGAGATCCAGCGCACCGGCGCGGGTGGCGTGACCTACCTGTCCAACTCGCTGCCGTATGCAGTCCCGCTGGAAAACGGCTGGTCCAAGCAGGCGCCGCAGGGCATGGTCAAGCTGACCGCGCAGGAGTTTCCGCAATACGTGAGCCAGGCGGCAAAGGACGCCAACAAATGAGCCAGGATTTGATCCGCGCCGCTTTCGAGAAGCGGCTGAACGACTGGGCCAAGGCGCGCTCGCCGGCGCTGCCCGTGGCGTGGCAGAACGCGAAGTTCACGCCACCCACGGACGCGGTCTACCTGCGCGCCTACGTCCTACCCGCTGCCACGATCAGTCGGGACGCCGCCGGCGATCATCGGCAGTACCGCGGCCTGTTCCAGGTCAACGTGGTGTTGCCCATCGGGTCGGGATCGCGGGCAGCCGAACGGATCGGGGCGGAGCTTGACGCGCTATTCCCGGTGAATCTGACCATGGCGTCCGGCTCGCTGGCCGTGCGGGTGCGCACGCCGATCAGCGAGGGCCAGCCCACCACGGGCGATACCGATCACACCGTACCCATATCCCTGGGCTACGACGTCCAGTTTTACCCCGACTGACCCGGCCCTGAGCCGGTTTTTTTGACCCTACAGGAGCCATCATGAGCGCCATTTTCCCCAACGGCACCGTGTTCTCGGTATCTACTGGATTGGGTGCGGCTGTTGCTGTTTCTGCAATTACTAATGCCAATCCTGCCGTCGCCAGCGCGACGAGTCCGCCGAAGGCAGGCACGATCCTGATCATGAAGTCCGGTTGGCCGGAGCTGAACGAACGTGTTGTACGTGCGGTCAACACAGCATCAAACACATTCGCATTGGAAGGGATCGATACGACGAAGGTCGGTCGGTTTTCCAAGGGGCAGGGTATTGGCACGGCAACGCCAGTTTCGACATGGGTAGACCTGTCACAGGTCACCAATGTGGCCAAGACAGGAGGTGAACAGCAGTTCTATCAATGGAGGTACGTCGAAGACCGCAACAGTCGTCAACGGCAACGCCCGACCTACAAGAGCGCCAAGTTCATCACTCTGACGCTGGACTACGACCCCGCCTTGGCATGGTATGAGGCGTTGAAAGAAGCCGACGCGGCTAAAGATGCGGTTGTGTTGAGGGCGAAGCTGCCCAACCACGACGAACTGTACTACCTGGTGTACCCGTCCTTCGATTCGGACCCGTCGATGGAGCTGGACGTGAATATGCAGAACACCGCCACGTTCTCCATGATGTCTGATTTCACACGTTATGCGCCGCTGGCGTGATGAGGGGGAGAGATGAGCAACATCATATTCAAGCTCCAGCCGGCTCCGACCTTCACAGTACCGGTGGAAATACCCCGGCATGGTGAAGAGCCAGCCAATATCAAGGTCACGTTCAGGCACAAATCACGGGACGAGATGAAGGACTTCCTGGAGCGGGCCGACAAGTCGGATGCGTCCCAGGATATCGCACTGGTGAACGAGATGATCGCCGGCTGGGACGGCCCCGACATGGAATTCAGCGACGAGGCAGTCGGGCTTTTGATCCAGAACTACCAGGGCGCAGTACCGGCATTAGTGCAGGCATACAGCCTCGAGTTGCTGCAGGCTCGCCGAAAAAACTGATAGCCGCGGCGGAGGAAATGTACCGGCCGATGCCGGATAAGGCCCAATTGGCCGAGTTTGGCTTGAGACCAGACGATTTCCCCGCCGCGGTAATCGAACTGTGGCCGGACAACGTGATGCCCAAGGTGGTATTCGAAGCGATGGGCTCACAGTGGCGCATTGGCTTCGCCGGGCCAACTGGCCTCGATTACGGCGCGCTCGCAGGTGTCATGCGTATGCTTGGCGTCCCGCCGGAACAAGAGATCGATGTGTTCGACGGTGTGCGCGTCATGGAGTCCGCAGCCCTGCGGATGATGAACAAGAAGTAACCCCCGGCTGGGTGTAAACGGTTCCTTATGGCTGATGAAGTCGCTTCTCTCGTACTGCGCGTGGACAGCACCCAAGCCAAAGGTGCGTCTACTGATCTTGACAAGCTGGCGGCGGCCGGCGCGAAAGCTGAGCAGGCGACGGTTAAGGTTGGTACGGCGGGAAAGGCGGCAGCTACAGGACTTGGAGCCATCGGCAAGGCGGCCAAGGCTGCTCAGGCTCAGACCGCCGCAGCGACTCTGTCGGTGGGCGAAATGCGGACGGCCATGCGTTCACTGCCGATGCAGATGACAGATATCGCAGTAGGCTTGTCCACGGGTCAGTCTCCTTTCTACGTTCTCCTGCAGCAAGGCGGTCAGTTGAAAGACCTCTTCGGCGGCATTGGGCCGGCGATAAAGGCCGTGGGTGGCTATGTCGCCAGCCTCATCACGCCGTTTACCGCGGCGGCCGCGGGTGCAGTCGCCTTAGCAGTGGCGTACCAACAAGGGGCAGAGGAAGGGCGGCGCTTTACTGTCGCTATCACGCTGACTGGCAACGCGGCCGGCGTGACGGAAAGCCAGCTCGCCGCCATGGCGAATCGGATCTCCGATATTCAGGGCACCACCGGAAACGCTGCTGCAGCCCTAACGAAGCTGGTCGAGACCGGGAAAATCGCCGGCGACTCGATTGAGGGGCTGGGCCGTGCTGCGGTACTGGCCGAGGCCGCCACTGGGCGCAGCGTCGACGAAATGGTCAAGGACTATGAGCGGATCGCTGACGCGCCCGCCGAGGCCCTGACTAAACTGAACGAGCGCTACCACTTCCTGACGCTGGCGGTCTATGACCAGGTAAAGGCGCTGGAGGCCGAGGGGCGGACTCAGGACGCTGCGCGGCTGGCGCTGAACACCTACGCACAGGCAATGGAGGAGCGCTACCCGCAGGTCGTTGAGAACATTGGCGATCTGGAACGTGCATGGAAAGCGGTGACCGACGTCGCAAAAGGCGCCTGGGACGCCATGCTGGCGGTCGGTCGTGAAGAGGCGCTTGAACAGAAGCTGGCCCAGGCACGGAAGAATCTCCAGTCGTTGGAGACCTCGCGCTTTCGCACCTTCCTCGATGACGACCGGATCAAGCAGTTGCGTGGCGAGATCGCCGGCCTCGAGGAGTTGGACAAGTGGCAAAAGGCCGCGGCCAAGTCTCGCGCCGACCAAGCTGGCGCCGTCGCGCGCGGTATTCAGGCTCGCAAAGACCTGGACAGCTATTTGGAGTCGCACAAGGGTGCGTCACTGGCGGCGTCCATGGAGGCAGAGAACGCAGCATTCAAAAAGGCAACAGCCGAGTTCAAGCAAAACAGCGACGAGTATAAAAAGGCGCTGAAGCTGCACGTCGCTCGAGTGGCGCAGATCCAGAGGCAGTTCGCCGGGTCGAAGGGAGCCGTTGCTTCTGGTGTCCGGGAGCTGGAGCGCGCCCGCGAGCAGGAAGCCGCTCTGCGGGCTCAGCTGGAGAGTGCCGTCAAGATCACGTCAGCGCGCCAGGAACTGGTCAAGTTCGAACAGCGGATCGCGGATCTGAAGGCAAGGGACCAGCTCAGCGCGGACGAGAAGAGCGTCCTGGCAAACGAACAGGCCCTCCGGCAGCAGCTGGAGTTGAACGCCGGACTGGCGGACCAGATCACCCTAAAAAAGGAAGCGGTTCAGCTGAAGATGCTGGAGCGCTCGGCGCAGGAGACGCTCATTGCTGACCAACAGCGCTACAACGACCTGTTGGCAGGTTTGACGGCCAGTCCACGCCTGCGCGAGCAACTACACGCTCAGCAGCAGATTTACCGCGACTTTCAGCGTCAAGTGCAGCGCGCAGCAGAGCAGAACGAGGCGAAAGAAATAACCCCACAAGCATATGCCGATCGCGTTCGTGTGCTCAAACAGAGCCTAGAGCGGCGTCTGGAACTGCTGGCCGACCACTATAACAAGGCGCGGCTTCTAGAAAAGGACTGGAAGGAAGGGGCGAGGCAGGCGTTCAACGACTACGCTGAACTGGTCAGCGATGTCGCGAAGTTAACGCGCAGCGCATTCGCCAATGCGTTCTCAGGGGCTGAGAATGCATTGGTCAAGTTGGTCGTCACGGGCAAGGCTCGCTTTGCCGACTTCGCCGATAGCATTATTGCAGACTTGACGCGCATTTCCGTACGGCAGAGCATAACCGGGCCGTTGGCAAGCGCTCTTGGCAGTGTGTTCAGGAACGCATTCGGGTCAGCGCTTCCGGCTACGGCCAGTTGGGCCATGCCCGAGTTGGCTGGTAGACGCGCGATGGGCGGCCCCACCCTACCGCGCCGCCTTTATGAAGTGGCTGAGAATGGTCCGGAGTTGTATGACGAGGGCGGCCGCACCTATCTGTTGGCGGGTGGGGACGGTGGACATGTCACACCACTGACACACAGTTCCTATCGCCCCTCGACGCCTGTGACAGTGAACCTGCACGGTGTGGAGTCCCAGCCACAGGTTCGTGCGCGGCCTGACGCTCGCGGCGGCTTGACCCTCGATCTAATCTTCCGCCAGGTAAAGGACCAGCTCGCCCATGACATCGACTCAGGCATGGGCAGTTTGCCTCGTGCCCTGGAGCGGCGTTACGGGCTGAGCCGTCAACTCGCATAGGTTTCGTATATGCCCCTTCCAGTTTGGCCAGCGGGCTTGCCGTTGGTGGAATTCTCGCGCCAGCCAATCTCGCCTTTTCAACGCACTGAAATGGATAGTGGGCGTTCCCGACACCGGCGACATTTCCGCGTGTATCCGATTCATGCACCCGTGAGCTTCGTGCTGGATGGTGATCAATACGATGCCTATCAGCGGTTTTGCTCCATCGATCTGAACGGCTATGCGGGATGGTTCCTGATGGCCATCAACGGCCCAGGTGGGCTGAAGCTCAGAAAGGTTCGGTGGTTGCTTCCCGTTCCCCGTGAAGAACGGATACCAGGAGACCTATGGCGTGTCACTGGTCAATTGGAAACGATGAGCGATGCGTAATGCGCAATGCCGGAATGGCGTTGCAGCCTCTCGCGTTGCATTTACATATTGTCCCGTGCTTTTGTCATGTCACTCGAACAAGCCTTGAAGGAAGCCTACGCCAGTGCGCCGCAAGATCGTGTGGTGTTCGATACGTTGGAACTGCGTCACCCGGC